TTGGAGCTTCGCCAGCGAGTCGCAAAACTCTTTGGCGTCGATGAGTCCCTTGCTCGCCTTCGCCTGACCGTCCACGATAGCCAGCCCGTAAATGTCGAAAAGCGGACTGAGCACGTTGCTCGTCATCGCAAATTCTTTGTCGCTCGCCGCGATGTGCTCCGAGACCGATTTCACGGTGACCACTCCGACGCCTGCGAAACAGATGACGGTCGCGGCGAGCGCAGCGGTGATCAGCTTCGGATTCATTATTTCTTGAGCAACTTCGTCGGGTTCTTGGAATACTTTTTTGCGAGCGTGGTCAGCCCGTCGATAATCTCCGGCGCGAGCAGCCCGGCGACGCCGTAGGTTACGGCCTTCACAAGTGAGCTGACTTCGATTTGCTCAACGATGAACCACGCGAGCGTCGAGACGATGGCCGCCATGATGACTCGCCGCACGCTGTCCCAGATCGTCCCTTGAATCGGGTTGGCCAGTAGGCGAGCAACCATGCCAGCGCCGCCGATGACCGCAGTGAGCCAGCCGGTCTCCTTCCAAAGTTTGGCGACTTCCATGAGGTCTTTGTGCTCGTTCATTTTTTGCGGGTCATTCTGTCACCAAACCACCAGCCTACACAATTGAAGGCCGCAAATTGCACTTCGTCCACCATGTCAGCTTGTTCAAAATCTGGGACATTGAAGAACACAATCGTAACTAAAAGAAGGAGAAGCAGGGTGATGGCAGGACGAAAGAGGGTGAGAACATTCGCCGCCCAAGGTGCGGTGTTTACAGGTGCAATCGCCGCATTCTGGCTAGCCGTAAACGCTTCCCATTGAGCCTTATCAGCCGCAATAGAGGCCATAGCTTTAGCCTTCTCTAGCTCTCGCTTGTGCTCTTGACCGGCTTTGTAGTTGTCAAAGAACCCGTTGCCGATTCTGAGCAGGACACCGAGTGCGCCGCCGCCTAGTGCGTTGGTGAGAAGGTCGAGCATAGGTTACACCTTCTTCGGATTCGTCAAACGCCGGAACAGAAAATAAGGAAGCCAGACCCATTTCGGAATTCGCGTCACGCTCACCTCGGTGCCTTCGATGCGAGGCATTTCAGCGTCCCAAAGTTTCACGCGAATCGGCGAGCCGTCCGGCGAACAGCAGTCGAGAATAGACACGTTGCGCGTGGGAGCGCGGCCTTTGGTCCAGTAGTTGTCATACTGCCCGAGTTCAATCGTGCCTGAGATGACGCAGCCGTAGAGCGAAAGCCCGTCGATTGAGCCTTTAGCCGTGATCGAGCCAGCGACGGTGCAATGCTGGACGACATAATCCTTGCCGCGCACGAAGTCGATCGAGTCCTCCCGGCTGGCTGGAATCGTAAGACCTGACACGCATAGATTCGACACGTTGGAGCCCTTTACGAGATCGTCGTAGTTTTCTGGATCCAGCGGAGCCTGCCACTCAGCCGCGTTCACCGTCAGCCCGTTGTCCTGCGGCCCAACGTAGCTGCGCCAGTTCGTGTCGGAAGTTCCGGCCATGTTACTCGGCTTTCGGTTCCTTGGGCTTTAACGCCTCGGCGATCTGTTCCGCGCACTTGCGGATGAGATCGTGGTCGTCGGCCTTTAAGGGCGCTTGGCGGGCGGCTGCGTAGAGGTTCTGGAGTGCTTGTTCGGTGGTCATTAGTCGTTGGTCGTTTTTGCTGCGAGATAGTAGGTTGTGCCGCCGATTACGATTGTCACTGTTCGGTTGGGCGAGGTCGGGCTGACGGTGTTTACGGTGTTGCCAATGGCAAGTGCTCCCGTGCTGCTCAACGTCCCAGTCACGGCGAGGCCGGTGGAGGTGAAGGTGCCGACCGTTGAACCCGCAGGGCGAATATCAATAGACGAACCGCTTAAGGTTAATGATGCAAGTGTGCCAGTATTGTTGGAATATGCCGCAAGAACACCGCCAGAAGAATAGTAACCATACAGTCCTTGTGCGACTGAGAACGTAGCAAGAGGGCCGGAGGCAGCGAGGAACGAAGAAGTTAACGTCGTAAACGCGCCCGTGGATGCCGTCGTCGCTCCGATGGCCGTGGAGTTTAGGCCGGTGGAGGTAAGCGTTGCGACGGTCGCCGTAGCGGAACCATCCGAGTCTGCCGTCACAAAGGTCATCGTGCCGTTAGTGCTAGTGTTCGGACCAAGTGCCCAAAGCTGGGAATCACCTGTTCCGTTGTTACGCAACATCAGACTGTTTGCGGCGTAAGGAAGGCCAGCACCGGCGAACGATGCAGAGGTGCTCGCGCTCAACGTCGTAAACGCGCCCGTGCTCGGGGTCGTCGCTCCCACTGTGCCGTTGATGTTGATTGAGGCCGTGCCCGTCAGGTTCGTGACCGTGCCGCTTGTCGGCGTGCCCAACGCACCATTGAACAGCACCGGAGCACCTGCGCTGCCAGTGTTGACCGCCAGAGCCGTTGCGATGCCCGTGCCGAGGCCAGACACGCCCGTGCTGATGGGCAGGCCCGTGCAGCTCGTCAGGGTGCCGCTCTGAGGCGTGCCGAGGATTGGCGTCACGAGGGTTGGACTGGATGCGAACACCAGCGCGCCGCTTCCCGTTTCGTCGCTGACCGCCGCCGCAAGATTGGCCGAGGATGGCGTCCCGAGGAACGTCGCAATGCCCGAGCCGAGACTCGTCAGCCCGGTGCCGCCATTCGCGACCGCGACCGGCGAGGTAAGCGAGAAGACCGACCCGGTCAGCGTCAGCCCGGTGCCGGCCGTAAACGTGCCTGCGCCCGAGAACTGCGACCACGGCAGAGCGGTTGTGCCGAGCGTGCCGCCTGCGTTCGCTGTGCAGACGAAACCGCAATCGGCGTTCGTCGTGCCCTGCTCGATAAATGTAAAAGCCGAGGTCAGAGCGTCCCACGTGTTCGCGTCGGTTGTGCGTGTCCACGATCCCGAGGCGCAAAGATAAATGCCGTTGTTCTGAGAGAGCGATTGATTCTTCACCAGCACGCGATTTCCCGCGACTACACTGACGCCGTCGATTGTCTGCGCTCCGCTCAGCGTGATGTCCGCCGTGGTCGCTGCGACGCACGAGGCTTTCGCGTCGAGTCCCTGCGCGACGGTGTCCACGTAAAGCTTGTTCGCGATGTCGGTCGCACCGCTCGGAGCGTTCGCAACGGTTCCAGCCGTCGCGGTGAGGCTCGCAATCGTCCCGAGCGAGGTCAGCGATGAAGCTGTGACGCCGGCTGCGAGCGTGTTGCCCGAAAGCGTTCCGGCCGGTGCCACGACCGCCGCCGTGCTGATCGAAGTCGTCAGACCTTTCGCGTTGATCGTTACGATTGGAATCGCGGTGCTGCTGCCGGTTGAACCTGGAGTTGCGACGGTCGCAAGCGTGCCCGCCGCCGTGACGTTGCCCGTGCCGTCGAAGCTCGGTGAAGTGTAGGCAAGATCGCCCGTGATAGAAATCGTGCGCCCGGTAGCCAACGCCGTAGCCGTGGCCGCGTTGCCGGTCGTGCTGCCGGAAGATCCGCTGACGTTGCCGGTGAGATTCGCCGTGATCGTGCCGGCGGTGAAGTTGCCGCTGGCGTCGCGTGCGACGATTGCCGAGGCGGTGTTCGCCGAGGTCGCAGTCGTGGCGCTGTTGCTGACTTTGCCGGCCGTGCTGATCGTCGCGAGCTTCGTGTCTGCGATGGCTGCGCTTGCGTTGATGTCCGCGTCAACGATGACGCCCGCCGCGATGCTCGTGGCGTTGCCGACGCTCGTCACGTCGCCGGTCAGATTCGCGTTTGTGGTCACGTTGCCCGCCGTCAGGCCTGCCGCGGTGCCGGTGATGTTCGTGCCGACCAGCGCGGTCGGAGTCCCGAGCGCCGGCGCAATCATGGTCTTGTTGCTCAGCGTGTCCGTGGTCGCACGTCCGACGAGAGTGTCGGTTGCGTCGGGAAGAGTGACGACGCGGCCGGCCGTCGAGACGGCATCAATCAAAGTGACCGCGCTTGCGGCGCTGGACGAACTGCGGAAGCGAATGCCCTTGTTGAAATCCGTGCCGTCGCTGATCGTGAAAAGCCCGCTGCCCTTCGGCTGCAAATGCACGCCGATATTTGCGCTCGCGCCCTCGGCCAGAACGTGGAGCGGGTTGCCGACGCCGGTCCCGTTCTTAATCTCAATGTAATCCGTCGCGCTCGCCACGTCGGTCAGGCGCAGGATGTCGTGACCGCCGCCGACAATTCCGACCGTGTCCGCGGCCGGGCGATACATGCCGGTGTTAGTGTCGCTGACGAAGAACAGCGACGGCGCCGCCTCGGTCCCGTCCGTAAGCTCGATCTGTCCCTCGGTGCCAATAATCGTGATTTGAGTCGGCGTCTCGGTGATCGTGATATTCGCGCCGGCGACGAGGTTCTTGGGAACGTAGTTCGGCCCTTCGCTGCCGAGGATTTGTCCGCTGCTTGGGATCGGCAAAAGGTCGGTGATCGAAGTCACTCCGCCGCCGCCGCCACTGTTGCCGCGTGCTGCGTTCAGAGTCCAATCCGCCGCGCTTCGGCTCGGCCGCTCGCGATTGCCGTCGATGTTCGAGACGAAAGAATCGCCGTTGATCGTCACGAGGTCGAGGCGCTGATAGGTCTCGTCGGGCGACCATTTGCCGCGAGGGTTCAGTCCCTTCGGCTCTGCGAATTCTTTGCGCAGTTGATCGATCTCGCCGGCACGCGGAAAGCGCGAGAGTTCGTCGGTGACGATGCTCTTCACTGCGCTCGGCAAAGCCGACGCTGCCTCAGCGATGCGTGCCTCGGCCTGCGCCAGCAAGGACGCGTTCTGCTCGCGCTCGGCCATAAGCACCGAGTAGCGCGCCGCCGTCGTGACTTCCAAAGCCTTGCCGAGTTCGTCAACCTTGGCGGTCAGCGCCGCGCTGGATTGCGCGTGCGCGTCCTGTGCGCGGGCGATGACGAGCTGCTCCAGCTCGCTGCGGATTGCCGGCTCGATCTCTTCGAGGTTTCGCTCGATCTCCGATGACAAATGGTCGCGCAACTGCGGCAGCGACTCCACCAGCTTCTTCAGCTCGGCGCGCTGAATGATGGCCAACTCAACGAGGTTATCGATTTCGGTCTGGGTGTGGATCATGGGAATTATTTTTTGCGCTTCGGTTTGCTCAGCTCGATGATGCTTTGGTCACCGGTGACGCTCTGCTTCGTCTCTTGAATCGTGTTCATCTGCTTCGCCCGGTATTTCTGCACCGCGTCCAGCCAGTCCTCGGCTGCGAGTGGCGTGTTGCGCGAAAACTGATGCTGCACTTCTGCGGCCGCGACCGAGAGGTCTTTTTTCTCCGCCTGCTTGTTCAGCCGCTCAACGATGGCCGTGCTCCACGAATAGCCCTCGTCGCCTCCCCATCCCATCCAAGCCTGGTATCCCTTGCCTTGCTCGTCCCAGGTCTCGCCCTGCTTGTCCACTTCGTGCCGGTCGAAAAAAGCTTTCATCCGCCGCACGGTGTCCTCGGACATCGGCCGCTTGTTCATGAGGTCACGCGCCCGGGCGATGCCGACGCTCGTCATGCCGCGCTGTGACATCGGCTTCTTCTCGCGGATCTCAAGTGCGCGCCGTGCGTTGTCCGCCATCGCGTCGGTCGGAATATAGGAGCCATCGGCGAAGTTGATCGTGACGAGATTTGAGTCGTTCTGGATCTGCTCGACCGGCTCGATTGCGGCCGGTGCCGCTGCGACGCTGGCCGCCTGCGCCTCGGCTGCGCTTGCTCCGACCGCGTCGCCTGCTGCGGCTGCGGCTGCTGGCGTGCTTGGGAGTGAGGTCGTCGTGAGGCGAATGGCCGTCTCCGGAACTCCGTATTTCACCGCGAGTTCCTTTACGAATCCGGCTTCGATTGCGATCTGCTCCAGCCGCGAGAAAGCGTCGGTGCCTTCCTCGGCCGCGATCTCTTGCAGGCTCTTTGCGCCCTGCCGGTTCTCGTTCATGTTCGCCGCTGACTCGCGGCCGACGTCGATGCTGAGCTTGGCCGGAAAGCGCCACTCGCCCTTCGTCGCCCGGCGCAGCGCCTGCACCATTGTTTCGCCCGCGAGCAGCGGAGGCGGTGCGATCTCGCCGCGTGCGATGGCGTCGAGAATCACGGCGTCTTTGATCGGGTCGAGAACCTTGTCCACTAGCACGCCTTGCTGCCGGGTGAAAACGCGGTCAGCTGCGGCGAACTCTGCCCGAACGCTTGGGCCTCGAAAGTCGCTTGTGCCGAACAAGACTCCCTCAGGGATACCCACCGAGAGACTAATCTCATGCATCAAGTGCTGCACGAATCCGGTGAATGCCTGCGACGGCCTCGACGGCATGACCTCGACGCGGTCGCTGTTTTGGAAATACCGAATCATGCCGACCTCGGTCAGCTCGTTCTTCTGTGTCTGTCCGCTCGGCAAACCCATCGTCGGATTCGGCTGGAAAAGATTGCGCGGGTTAGCGACGCCTCGGTCGTTGAAGATCAGCGCCGCCTGCTGCGACGAGAAACGCACGCCGGCCTTTTCCGCCTGCAAGATTTCGTGCAGCATCCGCGCCGTCTGGATCCCGCTAGCCAGATCTGAAACGCCCCGATACATATCAGACCGATTTGGATCAAAATAATGGCAGAACTGATTCGCCGGAATGTCCTCGGCGCCGAAATAAACGCCGTCGCGCGTGACGCGGAAAATTCGGTAAGCCACCGGCTGGCCGAAGTCGTTCGTGATAATCCCTTGGTAGTAATTGTTCGAGGCAACTGCCGTCTCGTTCGGATTGCCGATGCGCGTTGCCGGCACGAGTTGCAACTTGAGTCCCTCGCCGCTGCGCCGAATTACAAAGCCGCAATCGCCGTCAATCGGTCGTTCCTCGGCCGCGAGCTGCACAAGCTTCTTGAAGCTGTGCCGGTTCGTGACGTCGCAGTTTTTGCACCACGCGTGGAAGTAATCGTCGATGACGCGGTTGTAATCCCGGTCGCCGGTCGCCGGTGAGTATTCGTGCGGCGTCAGGTAGAGACCAAATTTGCGCGAGACTTCACGAATCTCCGGCGCGTTGTCCACGAGGTCCCGAGCTTCATACATGAGCACCACCCGGTCCCGCTGATTCTGCGAACTCTCGGCCGGCTGGGTGTATTGCTTCGGCGAATACATCCGATTCGTCCGCGCCGCGTTATACTCGAAAAGCGACTTCGCGACGCGTGCCTCCAGACGCTTGAGCGCCCATGTCGGCGCGATGTTCTCAAGCGCCCGGTCAATCCAAGGTTTTTGCGCGACCAGTTTTGACGCGTCGAAAAAGTCGGTGCTCATGTGTGATTAGTTGCCGGTGAAGCTGACGAATGTGGTATCCGTTGACCCTCCGGCCGCGTCGGTCAATGCGTCCTGCAAGTTGCCGAGCATGTTGTTCAGCGCGTTCAGGTCCGCTCGGCTCACGCTTTTCCCGTTGAGGCTGTAACTCTGGTTGAGCAGCACCGCCTGAATTGCGTCAATCGTCTTGGTCTTGAGCGCCGTCAGCGTCGCGGTGTCCAGTCCGAGAAATGGGTTGTCGAGCATACCACTGCTCGAAACGTCAAACCGGCCTTATTCCTTCGGCGCTGCGTAGCGGATGACGTTCGCAATCGTCGCCATGCAGAGCAGCATCGCCGAGGTGTCGAGACCGTGATTCGGCGCGTTGCTCTTCACCTCGCGCCACTCCCAGACGCCGGTGCGGATCTCGACTTTGGATTCGCCTTTGAGGTGTTCGAGATAAAGCGGATTAACGTCCTTCGGCAAAAGCCATTTCAAATCGCCCTTTGCCTCCAGCGCGTTCGCGAGGAGGTCTTTGAAGTAGTCGCCGGACCAATCGTAGTAAAACACGTCCCCGCCGCGATAGTCGCTCACGCGTGGCTCCGAGAACGGAAAGTTGATCAGCTTGTCGCTTGCCTCGTCCCGCATCGTCCAAGTCTTCCGAGCGTATCCGCGCATCCCGCGCCAGCCGAAGTCCGCGCAATCCCGATCAACGTCGGCGGGTCGGTAGCCGCGATCTTGGGCAACGCATGAATCCTGCACCTTGTAACGGTGCTGCAACTGCCGCAGTTGGTCCCGCGTCTCGACGCGCCCGAAATAGAGCTGCCGGTAGGTCGGTCCGGTCGCCGAGCTGAAAGCGCCGATCTCGACCCACCAATGGTCCTGCTGCCGGTCCACGGCCATGAAGCGAATCACCTCGCCGTCGATTGCCTCGCCGTTGCTGAACTGGGCGACGGTGTAGTCGCTCGCCTGCACGAAGAGGTTGACGACTTTCTTCTCGACAATCCACGGCCGCGCCTCGCGCTTGGTCTTAAACTCGATCTTCATTTTGTCGTCACCTTGGCGCACGTGGTGGTTGTCGGCCTCGCAGAATTCTTCGACGAGTAGCCGCATCGGCCGGCTGACGAGCGACTCGACACGGAAGCTCTGAATCTCGGCCGGCGCCGCCGGGTTCAGCGGAACGAACCGCCCGGCCCGCTTCCAGCCGCTTCGCGTCGTGTCGGTGTCCGGCGACTCGTGGCCGCAATGTGGACAACGGAAACGGCACGACTCGACGGCTCGCGCCACGTCCCACGTCTCGTCATCGCGCCTCGCCGCGGCATCCCAGACCACGCCGCCCCTCAGTCCGGTTTCTTCGTTCTTGTCCAACGCGAACGCGATGGGGTGAACTTTGTGGCACGCCGCACACTCGGTGCTCCACTCCTGCTGGGTGCCCTGGCGGAAGCTCGTGTCCTCGACGTTGCCGGTTTCGAGGTCCATGATCGGCGCTTGGCTCGTGTTGTAAATCTTCGACCTGCCCACTTCCTCGAAGCGCGAGACGCGGGCGACGGCGTGGCCGTAAACCTCCTGCCACTTCGGCAGCCAAATCTCGTCGTTGATCTTGTAGCGGATGGACTGCGATTGCTGGCTCGAAAGGTTGGCCGGGTTGAGCAGAAAGAAGAAGCCGCCGAAGTAAATTTCCGTGGTCGTCCGGTGCGGCCCGACTCGCGGAAGCATCGCCGCCACCGGCTTGCAGCTCTCGAAAATCGGGTTGAGCCGAGACTTCGCGTGCCGGTCGATCATCTCGTCGGTCTGCATCGTCCAAGAAATCGGCCCAGCGTCGTTGCAAATCAGCCACGGCACCCAGATGTCAGCGACGAGGGTGCCGCCGATCTGCACCGCTTTCCGAAAGTGCACGCGGCGGACCAGCGGATTTTGGAGCGCATCGAAGATCGGAATGAGCCACGGCGAAATCTTGACGTTGAACGGCCCCGGCGTCGCGTAGGATTCCGGTAACACGATGTGCCGGCGCGCCCACTCGTAGATCGGCGAGCGGTCGGGCTGCGGCAGGCGCAGTTTGGTGAGGAGAGCGTCGGAGGCGGTCACGTGTGAATAATCTTCGGACAATCCCTCCGAGCCTCGCAGAGGCGGAGCACGTCGTCCTCGCTGATTTGGTGATTCTGCAAGCCGTATCCTCCGGCGAGGTTCTCCGCGCTTTGCCGGTCGCGACGGTCTCGCGTCCGCCGAATGATCGCAAACGACGGGTCCGCGTTTTGCCAATGCGTGCCGGCGAACCAAAAGGAATGATCAAACGTCCCGCCGCTCTGCCGATGATTGCCGAGGTCAAGTCGAATACCGTGACCGGATCGAATCACGATCGGCTTCTGGTAGCCGCGATTTTCGAGCGAGCGGTAGTCTGGATCGCCGTGCGTGCGCTGCGGCACCGGCTGACGATCAAGATCAAGGTCGGTCTCGGAGTGATGGCGAAAGACGTTTCGCATCCGAGCTTCGACCGCCGTGACGTGACTCGGAACGCTCGCAAGGTAGTCGTGTGGCAGTAGGTTATTTGACGGCCAGATAAATTCGTCGGCGTCCACGACGATCTTCCAGTCGAACGACGTTGGTTCGGCGAGCAAAGCGTTGACCTTGTCGGCCTTGATGCGGTCGTCCATGCCCGCTGGAAATTCGAAGTCTAGCACGCGGACGTTGTCCGCCGCTTCGAGCACTTCCCGCGTGCGGTCCGTTGACCGCGAGACGACGGCGAGGATCTCGTCGGCCCATGCGTAGTGCTGCACGAATAGGCGCGAGAGAGTTTCCTCGTTGTAGAAAAAGCAGATGACTTGGACGCGGATCATGGGTCACTCCCGCGACCGGTCCAGCGCCTCGGCCTCGAACGTCGCGATATTCGCGTTCACGACCTCGCGGATCTCGCTCAGAATCACGCCGCCCTCCACGTTCAACTCCGCGGCGTTCATGCCGACGCCGCGAGGACCGAGTTCGATGGTCAGCTTGAGACGCAAAAGTAGGTCCAGCTTTTGCCCGAGCGTCACCAGCATCGCTTCGACCACTTCCCGATCAATCACGTCGCCGGCCTCGCGCTCGTTTTTGGATCGGGCGAGGCGGATCTGCTCGCGCATTAGTTCGGCTTTGAGGTCGGCCAGGTTCTTCGTCGCCGTGTCCTTGCCGATCAGGTGCTCGGCGCAGAACGCTTGCCACGCGGTCAGGTTCTCGCGCTTTCCGTCCTCGTGTTTTTTAGGTGCGTCGGAAAAGCGATTGCGGACGTCGTAAATTCCCTGCCGCGACATCCCCAGCTCCTTCGCCAGTGCGCTCAGGTCTTTGACCCAGCCGCCGGTCTGTTCCGCTTGAAATTCGTTCAGCGCCTTGCGCTCCGAGGTCGTCAGCGTCTTGCCGGCCTTGAGCTTGACCGCGATGTTCTGAACGTTGCGGCGCGCAAGGATTTCGCTGGGCGATTGCTCGGGCTCGGTCATGTCGGTTGAAGCCACTGGTTAATCACGGCGCGGGCCACGACCTCGGTCATCTTCGGCGGCACGCTCATGCCGATCATGTATTTTCCGATCTTGTCGGTCTTGGCTTCGTAGTCGTCAGGGAAGCTGCCGAGGCGTTTCCATTCGCGGAAGGTGAGTGATCGACATTCGCTCCAATGACTAATCATATCAACGCACGTCGAAACCAACGACTTGGCTGGCGTTTTTGATGATAGTTTTGACCAGTTGAAAAGTGCTGCTTTTGCGCCGCTGCGAATGACCGCCTGTTCAAGTCGTTCATCTGGTTTTGTTTTGTCCCACCATTTCAACAAGGTATTCGATGGGTTCGTATCTTTTTTCTCCGCTGCCGTCAGCGCCTGCACGTCGGACGTCGCCTCACCCGCTGAAATCCATCGATGCGTCGGCGCAAGCTTCAAAGGCGGCGCAACGATGTCGTCACGGATAGCCACGAAAAACACGCGCTCGCGACGCTGCGGAACTCCGCAGTCGGCGCCGTTCAATAGGAATAGCTGAGGCCGGTATCCGATCTCGCGGAAGCGAGCCATGACCATCTTCGTGTAGCCTTTCGCGTTGCCAAGGATCATGCCCTTGACGTTCTCAGCAATCGCCACGCGCGGTTTCAATCGCTCCACGAGGTCGAGGTAGTCGAAGAACAAATCAGAAAGCACTTGCTTGGCCTGACCTTCGCGGAAGTGCTTATCTTTGCCCCAGCCCTCTTCACGGCTTCCCGCCATGCTGAACGTCGAGCACGGCGGCGATCCGTCGAGGATGTCTAAGGCGAAAAGCTCGGGCGGAAAATCCTTCGTAAGCAAATCACGGATCGGGCAAAGAAAGTAATTCGGCGGGTTGAGGTTTCGCTTGTAGTGCCACGCCATCTCGGGATCGATGTCATTGGCCGCAACGATCTCGCATCCTGCCCGCTTGTAACCCATCGAAGATCCGCCGCCGCAGGCAAAGGTGGACATGACTTTGATGCCGTTCTGCGGAACGTCTTTTAAGTCTGCAAGCATCCATGCGCAATCCGGCTTCACGAGCTTCCTTTTGGATCAAATTCAAATCCGCACTTCGGGCAACGGCACTCCATTTCCATCGCGTCGGTGTCGATTTCTTCAGCGGAAGATTCTGGTGCAGCCGTGGTCTCTTCAGTTATTGGTTCAAAACCGACATCCACCAATTCAAAGCCCTCGTCCTGCAAAGACTTGAGCACCGCGTTAAGCTTGTCCTCCTCCCACTCCGCCAGCTCCGCCGTTCGGTTGTCCGCGATGGCAAACGCCGTGGCCTGGACGCCCGCGAGTTCCGTCCGCACGATCTGGATCTCGGTCCAGCCGAGTTCCTGCGCCGCGGTCAGCGTGCCGTTGCCGGCCAAGACGATTCCCTTGGCGTCTACGACGATTGGCTTTTGCTGCCCGAATTTGCGCAGGCTGGCCTTGATCGCGTCGAGGTTTCGGCGCGAGTGTTTGCGGACGTTGGACGGGTCGAGCGAAAGCTCGGTGATTTTGGTCGTTGTTAGTTGCATGTGTCAATGTGGCTCAAAAAACGAAATGGGATTTTACGGGCTAGGTCTCCGGCCC